ATCTGATAAATCTTTCCTAGTGCCTGAAATCTATCATGTTTGTTTTTCTACTATACCATAAAATTATTTTATGTGGGGATTTCCTTACAAAGTAAAGGAGGAAATCTAAGTAAAAAAATCCCTATCTTATTTTACAGGTATGTTATAGTGGATGTTAGGAATATTCATTTTCCTTTCAAGGACATGTTTAGCCCTTTCTATTGTGTATACAATGGGTGTGACAGGCAACTGCTGCACCCATTAGTATTATCTAAATTTGCTACTATATCCTTATGGAAGAAATTTATGTAGAAGATTGTGATAAGTGTTTGACACCTTATTGGGAGGATGAACTTGTAGATGGATTATGTTCTGAATGTCAATAAAAAAAATTTTTTTTACACCTACATTATGTTATAATAAATATGCTTTTAGAAAGTCTAAAAGTATCGCGTATGGGGATATGCGATTAGAAAAGAAAGTATGCTTTTCATCATATAGCACTTGTGATTATGTGAATGATTGAGTTTATTTCTTTTTCTTTCATAGAGTAGCGTAGGTGCGAGGACCTACAGAGGCTAAGGAAAAGGGTTGCACGACCTGCCCAAAGTGATGGCAAAACAACTGCTTACCTACTCGCAAACAGTATTGGACATGCTGTACGAACAGAACTCCACTTCGGTGGAGTTTTGTGTTATAGTGATAAGAAGCAACTACAGGAGAACAAATGCCTTACACAAAAAAAGGTAAAAAAAAGACCTACGCAGGAAAAGGTCGTAAACCAAAGAAAATGTAATTATGGCTGAATATCAAGGAAAGTCAGTAACACTTAATAAACCTTCTAGGATTAGTAAAGGTGAACCTGGCTATGGTCGTAAAAAATTTAAAGTCTATGTAAAAGATGGTAAGAAAGTAAAAAAGGTTATGTTCGGTGACCCTAACATGGAAATCCGAAAAGATAATCCTGAAGCTAGAAAATCATTTAGAGCAAGACATAAGTGCGATACAGCAACAGATAAAACATCTGCAAGATATTGGTCTTGCAAGATGTGGTAAAGGAGAACTATGGCAGGTAGAAAAGTAAGTTGGAAGTGGGGAGGCAAAACTTACAGTGGAACACTCATACCTAGTATGGAAACTAAAACACATAGGTTTGCAAGAACACAAAATGGCAAAATTAAAAAACTACCTAAACGCAAAAAATAATTGAAAGTAGCCTGTCCTGCTTGTCAGGAATATTTACAGGTGGTTAAACTTAAATTAAAGTGCAAAAACAAGAAATGCAAAAAATATGACAAAAACTAAATTATGTTTCGCTAAAGGATGTCATAATATATTACGACCACCTAAGAAAAAATTTTGTTCATCTACTTGTTCTAAAAGCTATCACAACGCTGTATATCACGCTAAACAAAAAGGTGCTGTATATGAAATTGACCATGATGGTAAACCTGTAGCAGAAGGTAATGTACAAAAACGCAGAGGTAAAGTTTACGAACAGTTAGTAGAAAAAAATTTAGGACCTTTAATTTTAAAAGGTGACATGCTTAAACAAGATGCAGCAGAGTTACTAGGTTGTACAAAAGCTGCACTTAGTTACGCATACGCTGCTTGGGTAGAAGATATGGAAACAAAGTCTAAAGCAGAAAATTGGACTATACCTGCCAAAGCAGAAAAATCATTAAAAGACTTTAAACAATTTAGAGATAGATATTTTCAAACAGAAACAGGCGACCCATACGAAACACCTGAATTTCACATTAGGTGGATAAAATCTATTTTAGAAGCTATAGAGCATGGTGACCAACAAATGATATTGTCACCACCTAGACATGGCAAAACAGATTTGCTTATACATTTTGCTGTATGGTTGATTGTGCAAAATCCTAATGTTAGAATTTTGTGGGTAGGAGGTAATGAAGAAATTGCTAAGAATGCAGTATCTTCTGTAATTGACCAACTAGAGAATAATGAAAAATTAATTGAAGAACTCTGTCCTCCTGGAAAAACTTTTAAGCCAACATCACGAACTGGAAAAGCGTGGTCGCAGAATGGGTTTACTGTTGGCACTCGTACTGTTACTGGTATTAAGTCACCTACCATGGTTGGTATCGGTCGTGGAGGTAAAATCTTATCAAGAGATTGTGACATCATTATCGGAGATGACTTGGAGGACCACTCATCAACTATGCAACCTGCTTCAAGAGAAAACACTAGAAACTGGTGGACTACAACATTGTCAAGTCGTAAAGAGGAACATACAGCAATAATCGTAATTGGTTCTAGGCAACATTATGATGACCTGTATTCTCATTTGTTAGATAACGAAAGTTGGAAAACATTAGTCGAAGAAGCACATGACACATCATGCAACATTGCAGATTGGGATGAAGAAGCACATACAGAGTGTATGTTGTGGACAGGTAAGCGTACTTACAAATGGTTAATGGACAGAAAACGAGCTGCAGAAACTACAGGTGGTAGAGCAATATACGAAATGGTATATCTTAATGTCGCTATGCCTGATGGACTTGCTTTGTTTGAGCGTGAAGAAATAGAACAATGTCGTGACCAAAGTAGAGCGATAGGTGACATACCAATCAATGTAAGACTTATAGCAGGACTTGACCCTGCATCTACAGGTTATCAAGCTGCAGTATTGTGGGGTTACAATACTGAAACAGGTACTTTGTTCTTAATAGATATAGAAAACAATTTAGGTGGAGGAATACCACAAGCATTAGAAATAATTAAAAAATGGTGGACAGAGTACAACTGTAGTCATTGGGTTATAGAAGAAAATGGTTTTCAAAAAGCTATACGACAAGATGTATCTATTAAAGATTTTGCTAATAGGCATGGCGTATTTTTAGAAGGACACGAAACACGAAATCAAAAGTTTGACCCATTGTTTGGTGTAACAGCTATGCGACCAATGTTTGCTGATAAATTAATTAATTTACCTTATAGTGGATTTGAAGCACAAGAAAAGATAAACTTATATACAAGTCAGTTAGTGTATTTTAGTTCTGCTAGAAACAAAAGCAAAAGTGTGGGAACTAAAACAGACATTGTTATGGCTAGTTGGTTTCCAATGAGAGCGATTAGGCGTATGCAAAAAGAACGCTTTGCAGAACTAGGATATGATTACAATCCTAGTTTTTCTGACTATAATCCTAGTAATATAGATTATGATAATTGGAGATAAATGCCTTTAAATAGCGAACAGTTGTACGACCAAATAGATTACCTAAGAGTAATTAATCAAGAACAGATAATTGATAGAAGTCGTATTCGTGACATTATGAATGGTGGTGAAGCTGCAGTTAAAGCACTTCTAGGTAATTCAGTTAATGTAGAATATCACGAACTACCTGCACCTAATTTATTTTTAACAGCGCTAGAAAGATTTGCACAAAAGTTAGGCAGAAGCCCTGACATAAAAGTAGATATAATTAATGAAAAAGATAGTGAACGAGCAAGAAAAAAATCTGAAAAATTAGAACGCATAGTTGTTAGTTATGATAAATATCAAAAACTACATAAACAATTACCGCAAGTAGGTAGATGGCTACCTGGATATGGTTTTGTTGTTTGGACAATAGGACACAAAAGAGATAAAGATGGAAATCCATATCCTTATGCAGAACTTCGTGACCCTTTTACTTGTTACCCTGGAACTTTTGGTAATGACCAACAACCTAAAGAACTAGCAATAATTAGTCGTGTACCACACACTGTATTAGCTGAACAATATCCTGAAGCAAAACAATATATATTTGCACAGGAAGAAAATGACAATGGTTTTCAAAATCCATATTCTGCTTTACTAGATAGCACAGATAGAGCAGGTAGTTGGGCTAACTCAACAGGACATGGGAAAGTAGTTGTTGAATATAGAGATGCAGAAGGTACATACATCTTCTTGCCTGAAAATAAAAAAATAATAGATTTTATGCCAAACATACTTAAATCAGGTCCTTGTTTTGTTGTTGCAAAAAGATATTCATTTGACCAAATGCAATCACAGTTTCAACACATTACAGGTCTTATGGCAAACATGGCAAAGATTAACATACTAGGAACTATCGCTATGGAAGATGCAGTGTTTACAGAAACAAACATTGTTGGTGAAATAGAAAGCGGAAAATATCGTAAAGGTAGATTTGCAGTTAACTATTTGACACCTGGTTCACAAGTATCAAAACCTGTAAACAATTTACCTTATCAATTATTTCAACAAGTAGATAGATTAGAAAGACACCTTAGACTTGGTGCAGCTTATCCTGTATCTGATGATGGACAATCGCCTAATGCGTTCGTTACAGGTAGAGGATTAGAAGAACTAGGTCAATCTGCATCACTGCATGTAAGAGAATATCAAACTGTATTAGGTGATGCCTTAGAAGAATTAGATGCTAAAAGACTTGAATATGATGAAGCAATGTTTGGAAGTACAAGAAAACCATTAGCAGGATTTCACAAAGGAACATCTTACAAAGAAAACTACACACCTAACTCTGATATATCTGAAGTGTATACAACACGCAGAGTATATGGTGTTATGGCAGGATTTGATGAGCCACAAAAAATTATTACAGGTTTACAACTTTACCAACAGGGAATTATTGACAAGCAGACATTGCAAGAAAATATGGATGGATTAGAAAACATAACTAAGATACAAAATCGTGTTAATAAAGAAAGAGCCGAAACTGTATTGTTTGAAACTCTTATGGCACAGGCATCACAAGGTGACCAAAAAGCATTAGTTGCTGCTATAGAGATAAGAAAAAATCCGCAGAGAATGTCTGAAATATTAGACAAATACTATACTGCAGAAGGTGAAGAACCTAGTGAAGAAGAATTAGCTTTACTAAATGCACAAGCGCAACAAGCAGGTGCTGTACCGCAAGGACCGCCACCTGGATTAGCACAAGTGTTATCACAAGTAGCACAACAGGGAGGACAATAATGCCTGAACCATCAGACAGAATGCGTGAAACTAATGTTAAGTTTTATGACATCATTAATTCAGAAGATTGGGATTTAGACAATATAGAAGTAGAACCAAAAATAGATGATAGTTTTACACCTCCAATTATGCAATATTGGATGCCTACACCACATCCTAAAGTATTTATTCGTGTAGATTTTACTATTGAAGATGCTGCAGAAAACGAGAAACTGAGAGATTTTTTAGGAGGTCTTGATGACTTCTTTAATGATGAGGGATATTATGGTTAGAAAGCCAAAAGCATTAAAACAAGTAACTGATGGCAAACCTGACCCTGCGTTTCAAGATTTATATATACCAAGACAAAAAGGCGACCCAACAGGACAATCACAAATAATAAACGACCAAGAAGATGCGCTTGATTATGAACTACCTACAGAAGCAGGAGAACAAGTTGCACAAAATGCAACTAGAACAGCTAGTCCTATCTCATTAGGACAACCTACTAGGTTTCAAAGTGAGCCAAACACAGCAGGAATATCACAAGGACCTGGCG